TCATAATAACCCTCCTCAAGGTTGAGAGTTTTTTTGTGAGCTACTCACTCACTCTCTCATAATTATAATATACTACAATTATGAATAAATGTCAAGTAAAAACTATAAATTATTGTCAATTTCTGATAAAAAATCATCCCAAAAGGTGCTTGCTGTGCATCTACACTGTTTTTCAGAGCCTGGAGGGGCTTTTGGCATTTTTCCGGTTCTTGTTTTCCACACCATTTCGCCTTTTTCTGCGTAAACAAAATCATCGGACCATTTACAAAGTTTGCCTTGCATTTCCCAATGCGACGGAATTGCTTTTGGATATCTCCCTCCTGGTCTCCCTCTAACTCGTTCGTCAAATGCTGTTAGCCATTCATATATATCCACCCCTATATCCTGCATCCGCCTTTTTGTCAGCTCTCCATTCAATTTCCCTACCTGATCACGCGCTATCAACTCAGCTCGGCTTTGCACTTTTCTCCGCCTGCCTGTTTTAGGATCAATTTTGTATCTGCGGCCAAATGTTTGCTTTTTTATCTCCTCTATTCGTTTTGCTATTTCTCTATTTGAGAGACCATCTGTAAATCCTGTCCACACCGTATCATTTATCTTTTTGATATATTCATCTTTCAGTCCTTTAATCAGCCCATAATTTCTGTTGCGCCAAACCTTCTCCATTTCCTCCCACCAAGGTTCCGACGCAACAAAATTAAATCCGACAACAGGCTCGACAGTTTTCTGAAACTGTTTTTTGTTAAATACAAAAGCAGCAGCGGCAATTCCTGTAAGTATATTTTCAATTTCTTCTTGATCTAATTCAAAACCCAATTCATTCAGAAATTTTTCAATATCTTCAATCCATCCATCGCTCCTTACATCGAGAATTTCTTTTTGCCTTATAATTTCTTGTAATTGATTATCCAAAAATTCTTGAGTCTTTCCAAAAAAAGGATTTAAAACTTTTCCAATCTCTCTATAATATTGTCTTTCAGTTGCAAGAGGGTATAGCCAAATTTGTCTCTTTACTTTTTTCCTTCTTTCCTTTTCCGTTAGTGTTCGCCGGTATGTTTTAACTGATTCCCGAAAACTAAATGCCGATTCACCTGCCATTTCTCAAACCTTTCATACACTTAACCATATAATTAATTGTAACTTCTACTGCACCTTTCATAATTGCAAGATCTCTTTTTCTTTTTGTAAGATCATAATGCGGAAATCCTCGATCTTGATACCATTCTCTTTTCAATCCTATACTTATAGCAAATCTATGTAATTCTTCTAAATTTCCATCATCAGGAAATAAATGGCAACTTTCATTGTATCTAAATTTTTTATTCTTTCCTACAACAGGACATAAAATGTCTACACAAATCATACTTCCTCCAATTCCGGAAACTTTTTTTCTCTGACTTCTTCTGACCCAAGTACACCCAAATTAACATAATTAGCGTATGTTTCTGATTCAATTTTATCTTTCTCTGCTTTCTCTTTATCCGACATTTGATATAAAGGGTTGAATGTTATAGGATATTCTACTTGATCGGCGCCTTGCTGCATTCCTAAAGACGCACCTACCATATTGACTATCCTTTGCAAAGGAGCTTCTAAAGTGTTTGTTTGTTCAGAATGTATCTTATCATAATAGTTTTCAAGATCACTTTCTCCAGTCGCGTTTTGTCCTGCAGGTGATCTGCCAAACAGTCTAGTTACAGGAATCTCCGTAACACAGGAGAGAAACATCATAAATCTGTCGAGCAATTCAGGCAATCCTGTTACAGTAACAGAATCTCTTTTATATTCCTCAGTCTCATCAAGCAGCACAGCATTATGAATAGATTTCATAATATTGATGACTTCCATCCTTTTAATTATTTTATTTTCTCCTCCTTCTTCTGACATAATATCCTGTAACCCTGCAAGCGTATATTTTCCCACAACAAATTCATTCAATATCGTCTCAATTGATTGTATTGATGATCCAAGTGCACGCAGCTGCTCATATACTGATTGTAAGATTGACACACCCCAATATCTTTTTTCAATGTCCGAGACTGTAGAGTCTGGCGGGAGTGCTGTGCCCTTAAATTCCAAAACTCTACTCCGATGAACTCTGACTGTTTGTAATTTAATTCCCATCCTGATAGAATACACCTCTATCTGACCATAATCTGGTCTTTTTATATCTGTATTTACAATCGAGTCTCCTATATATACATTTGATCTTGGTACTTCTTTTAACCAAGATATCTTATTGTTTCCCGATCCAATAGGGTTTTTCAAATCTCCACCATTTTCAAATCCTATAACAATCAAAGATCCTCCAAAACATCGACTCCACTTCAAAGCCTGATTGAAAACAGATTGTGCCTTTAATTCTTTAAGTCCTTTCAATATTTTTTTGTCATCATCATTATCAATAGTTATCCACTCCTTAGTCATATCATCAGCAACCGCTTTTACGATTTTCGCGCCCATCCCATCAAAAGTATAAATATCTGATAAAGTTTGATCATCTAACAATTCTCCAGTTTGAAATCTGGTATTTCTGGATTTATCTCTGGATTTTCTTCCAAGGCCCGTCAAAACATTAAGCCACCCATCTAATCTTTGTGAAATCTTCATGGCATCCCCCCTTTATTTATGAGCCCAAAAAGAATAAACATCTATATTTGGCAAATTATACCAGTCATCACAAAAAGAAGAATGGTTATAATATCCCGCTTGAGTTTGCAAAGGTATGATATGTCCATCTGGCCTTTCTTTATGCCTTCCTTTCTCTTCTGATAATACAACCGTAATATGCCCAGGCCCATTTGGATCGTAATCTGTCCCAGATATTAAACAAATATAACCATTGTTTGCTTTTTTTTGTAGATCATATGTGTTTTCTATTCTTTCCCATCCAAAATAAAATCCAAAATTTGCCAGCCATGCGTGCAAAGAATCGGCAGACAGTTCATGTACGTTTTTAAATTTCCTAGTAAAGATCACTTTTAAACTAGGATCATCTTTAAATGCCTTTTTTATGAATGGCCGGTCCCACCAAACGCGAGGCAAATAAACCCCGGCTGCATAGCATATGTCATAAGCATATACATTACAATAAGTTGTGTTTTTCCCTTTTTTATACCGCCCACTCTTTTCTACATTAAGCCAATCAACAATAGTCCAAATAAACTTTGGATCCCTTTGTTGTCTTATTGGCATTCCTTTTTCTCCTATTGGATATGCTCTTGCGCCTCTATTTCTTGTTATATACCACCAATTCTCTCTTAAGTGCGTCTCTTTCATTTACTTCTCCTTATTCCCATTCTGGATTAATTATATACCCGTCCTGTGCCAGAAGGTAATCAAGACGTTTTTCTTCTTCATGTGTGCAATTTAAAATTTTCTTTTCTGGATGGGAAATATAAATTACTTCAGAATTTACGGTAAAAACAAAACCATGGTTTTTTAAATAAACAATTTCGCTTTCCATATGTTACTCCTAAAAAGAATGTAACATAAAATCATAAATTATACAAACTATTATAGTCTCTTTTTCCATCATAAAATTCAGCTAATACTAATGATGATGCTGAATCTGGGGCGTCGTCTGGCTCGCTTTTTTCCTGATAATCTATGATTTGTTCCATATATTCAATATCAGTCTCATCCTCTACCCATTCAATATCTCCCCATTTGCTGTAAAGATAAGTCGTTATTTTTATATGTTTATTCATGCTTTCATGGTATTCTTTTACTCTCAAACCTTTTTTCTTTAGAGCTTTTGCTACATACCCTTTATCTGCATTTGTCTCAATATATATGCACCTGCATCTTCTTTTTCGATATTCAGCAACAATAAAATCCATCCAATTATCGACATGTCCCAAATAACATTTCCCTACCCCCTGTAGTTTTCCTTCTTTGTCTTTTATCTTGCCAAAAAAGGTCAGTGCATTTGTATTTGATCCATCAAAAGCAGCATCTAAATGAGCTACAACTCCCCCATGCCCATACAACCATCGCTTGCTGTAAGAGGGATCTGAAAAAAGCAATCCCTCATCTGCTTTGTGTCTTAATTCATAGTTTGCTGTATATAGCGACGGGGTTGTTCTTTCTTTTTTTTCTTCTATTTCTTTTTCGGAAAGTATTTTTGTAGTATATACATCAAATTTTAAAGGGGCGGGTAGAATATTCCAAGCGTCAAGCTTATGCCAGGGGGTGCCTATAAATGCAGCAGATCGGCCTGATTCAATAATGTTAGTCCTAATCTCTTGTACATTAAATATAGTTCTTTCTCTTTCCGCTTTAGATGTTCGGTCTTTTGGTCCCACAAAATCGTCTAACAATATCTTATCTAAATGTTTTCCAGTTAAACTACCATCAATCCCAAAAGCATTTATATTTCCTTCGGGAGTAATATCCTTTTTAAAGGTAAATGTGAGTTTCCCTTCTCTTTGTGTTTGAAACTCAGGGTAGTTGCCGTGTAAAGTTCTGAAAAGTTCTCTTATCACAGGGCGCTTCATTATATTACGTATTGTAGCACAAACTTCTGCCGCATCAGAAAAGGCTTTTCTCACAATTCCAATACGTTCATTTGGGTGCCACAATAACCACCAGATACAGCCTACAATTATAACCGAAGTAGTTTTGTAAGAGAGTCTATGTGCTTGCAAACATCTCTCTTTTAATGTGTCCCAAACGTAAAGAATCCATTTAGAATGTAACTCAGTCAATTTAGTTTTGCCTGCCAAATGACCAAGTAAATGTGGATGCTCTCTAATTGCAATTAGTTCATTTGTCGTAAACATTATACAGTCATATCTCTCCTTTTAATTGCTTACTAAAAACATCTCTGTCTTTTTTTGCCATACAATCCCATTCCCATTTAGGGCAACAGTCTCCCGGCAGCACCCCATTTCTATTATAAGGACACCATTCTTCTTTGTTTATTCCGTCCTCTTCTCCAATAACATCGTCTGGCCTGCCACAGTTCCCGCAACACATAAGATTTTCATTAACACTATCTCTACCTCTAAAATAAGCAGCAATCTTATGTGCTTCAACAAGTTCTTTTATGCTTTTTATCAAATCTTCTGGAAGATCAGAAAGAATTTTATCATTTAACTTTATTGCTTTGTTTATCCATTTTGTATATTTAGACTTACAATCCATTTTCACAACTCCTCGTCTATAGTTTCCGCGAGGAACACACAGTCAACAATTCTCTGCCTCTCATCAAAAGCTACACCGTATTCACATCCCCCTCTTGCTGTTGCTGCCTGCCCATAATTTTGCGGTATACATCCTATTCCGCCAACATAATATCCGCGCCTATATGGGCATTTTGTCATAGACAAGATTTTTCCCTTTTTGTATCTGATAATCTCTCCTTCTCCTTTAACCCGCCTGCGCCCGCATCTACAACAAAAAACCATACCGTTCACACATAGCAGCTTCCCTTTTTTGTTATCTGTGCGCTGCCACGGCCACAAAAACTGTGTTTCTTTATGACCGAAAATCCTGCAAATTATTCCCGTTTTGCCTAACATTCGATATGCGGCCCACAAGGCGATAATTGAAAATATTGCAAGGGGAACTCCGGCTAATACTCTAATGTCAATCTGCGATAATGATAGTGTCATCTATTTTACCTCCACAATTTGGACAATTGTTTTCAGAAGGGATGCCTATAATTATTTTGTACATTTCCCCACACTGCGTTCTGTACACGTTTGTTTCCGTGTATTCTCCCTGCTGCGTCCAGGGACATGTTTCATTCTTCGCATTCCTTCCATAAGTCGTACAATTCTTTCCATGTCTTACATTTTGTTTGAGCAGATAAAAGCAAATCCGTTCTTTCCTCAAAAATTTGGTCTCCGTGAAGATATGAATGATAACAGGCACAATAAAACACAAATAAAAACAGTTCAGGCGATTTCGATACAAGAAGACCATCTTCTTCACTATTTCTGCAATGCAACTTGCCGTCAGGGCTAAAAACATATCCATTACAAACAGACTTCCATGGCCCAGGAGTAATCCCGAGTGCTTCTAAAAATCTCTCCTCTTGTTTTGTCATGCTGATTCCCCTTGGATTATGAGGTTCCTTGGGCTTAAACAATATTTATCCTCATATATTTTTGCTGTGCCACTAACAAGCGTTTTCAAGTAATAGACCCATGCAAAATATGAACCCATTTTTTTTTGTAAGAACATGTCAGCCTTTGACATATTTCCAACACAGCAAGGCATAAGAATGAGGTGAGATTTTCTGATTGACGCAGATTCATTGTACAGTTCAATGATTCTCTCGGAAAGGTTTCCGCACGGGTGAATCCCCAGGAAAATAAAACGAGGATTTTCGCATGAAGAAGCGAGGTGTTTTGAATCATTTTGAAACCTATCTTCAAAAGGAGAACCGAGGATGTCTGCCTCAATATAGCGAAATCTTTTTGCCAATCCATATGATCCGCTGCGCTTTTTTTTGTCAAACGCAATTGCATGGCGTATAGGGAGTGTAAAGACAGACAGCAGCGAACCGAGCGCATTCCCGGCACAAAAATCTATCAAACACCAGTCAGCCTCTTTGTCTGCGAGCACAATTTTTTTAATTCTTTCCAGAACAGACATTGCCTCCGATATTTCTTTGCAAAACTTTTTTTGTTTTGGAACTATATTCAAAATATCAAGAGCACATTTTAAATTTAAAAATCTGTCAACATAATTCATTCAGCCCCTCCATCCAATATGCGAAAGCCTTCTCCGCATAACTCATAGCATCTTCCTCAGACTTAAAATGACCAAGCCCATTTTTAATCCCAGGCAAAAAACATTTAAGGGAAAATTTATTATTTTCATCTCTTGGCCGTCCGCCATCCCAAAAAACGTTAAAAACTTTCCATTTCCCGGCTTTTCCATCAATTCCGCTTTCAAAATATCCCTGCGCTTGTTCCCATTTTATCTTTTCCATTATTTCAAAACCTCCGAATCAGGCCAGTGCTTTTTTATAATCCGCCTGACGTTCGACGCAATGTAGGCGGATGCTTTTCTGTTGCAGTTTCATGCGCTTCTTTAATTTTCTGTTTAACCCATTCCGCTTCCATAATATTCTCCTTTTGGGCCAGGTGGGGCTTGAACCCACGACACCCTGATTATGAGTCAGGTGCTCTAACCGGCTGAGCTACTGGCCCTTTTATTTTTTTTTGGCAAAGACTCAACATGCTCTCCGAAAATGGTTTTGTCTGAATTCATGCGCCCAACAACACGTATTCGAGAACCTTTTCTTATCCATTCATAGCAGACACGCGCTAGCGTGCCCCTAGTCTCCACTAATAATTTAAGTTTACCTTCTCCACTATTGTTTTCAATCTCAAAACAGCATCTATAACCATTATTAACCAACCAAACTTCCGGCGCAGATATCACCAAGCCTTCGAACAAAACTGAATTTAGCTCGCCCATAAAATCTCCCTAAAAAACCAGGCGGCTGAATTCTGCAAAGAGCCGCCTAGCATCGCCTAAATACTGTTAGACACAGAT